TCACGGCCGACGGCGCACCAGCGGCACGCCCAGCCGTTTGTCCCGGACAGTGGGGTTGCCGGTGAGGCGGTCGTGTCGTTCGCCCGGAAAGAACCAGCTGGCGATGGGGATGGTGTCGCCTCGCAGGCGGGCGCGGGGGGGGTTGGGCAGGCAAGACATCTGCCGGAAACGCAAAAAGCCAGCACGATGTGCTGGCTTTCATGAAACTTTGGCTCCCCGAGCAGGGCTTACTACGAACCACCGTCGCCGCTTTCGACCTGCCTTCTCGTTTCATCCGCGCCGCCGCCTGAAATCCCTGGTCACTATCTGCCCTTCCCTGCTTTACTAGATATACATCATCAGCATATGTCATCAACTAGTTGGTTGGTTCAGGGAGCTATAGATGGACAACATCACCTTTTTCAACCGCATTACGCTGGTTATTTTTAAGAAACTGTATGAGGCATTTCCACAACCCATAGACTTGAACATCAATGCGATTGCAATGGAAGTCATCCCACAAGATGCGGATGAGACGTTGACATGGAACTCGCTCATGGCAGCAGGGCAGGCCATTGATTTTCTTGCTCAAGAGGGATTTCTCACACACAAGGGGGCCTTAAAGGACAACAGTAAGGTGCATCAGGCCCGTCTTACCCTCCGGGGTCTTACGATACTCGGATCAACGCCTGATTCTCTTGATGGGAAGACCCCACTCATTGATCAGATCAAGGAAGCGCTCTCTTCTGGAGCAAACGAAGCTAAAAATGAAACATTCCGGCAACTTGCGCAGCAAACTTTCAATGCAGCGCTCGCAGCAGCTCCAAGAATAATCACAAACATTCTCACAAATAGCTGACCGAATCTTACAATAAGGTTCAATCCCCCCCTTATCCCGCAGGCCATGGTGGCTTTCAATGCCATCATGGCCCCGAAGCGTGACCTCTCTTTACCCCTCGACACCGTAACCTTCCGCTGTAGCCCGTGCCGTCATACCTTCGACGCCGAGCCGTTGCGGGTGGACGATGCGGCGGAGCTCGAACACCACCCGTTTGCATACGCGGCGGCGTGTCCGCTGTGCGGCCGAGAGACTGGCCAGGCGCCATTCCACAAGGCGCTGGTGAAGGCTTGGGCGAATGCCACCGGACCGAAAACGTCGGCGGGCAAAGCGGCTGTCACGAAGAACATCGAGGGACACCCCACCCCGGAAGAGGCGCTGCGCACACGCTTCAACGCGATGAAGCACGGCATGGCGGCCGAGACGGCGCAGTATTTCCCGTCCCGCCCGGGGAAATACCCGGCCTGCAGCAGCTGCGACGTCGACCACACCTATTGCGCCCAGCAGCCGGCCTGCGTCAAACAGACGCAGTTGTTCATGGTCCACCATGCGGCGTTCGAGCAGCGCAACCCGAAGCACCTAGTGCCGATCTACTCGAGCATCCAGGCGAGCATCACCGCGATCATCCAGCAGATCCTGCAAACTATCATCGCCGACGGCGTGAAGCTGGAGCATCCGGCCTGGGCGGTGACGCGTGAGGGTGACATCGTGATCGGCGAGTACAACGATTTCGAGACCGGCAAGAAGCGCACCATCATGGAGGTGAAAGCCCACCCGCTGCTCAAACCGCTGCAGGAATTCCTGTCCAGGAACAACCTGTCTCTGTCCGACATGGGCATGACGCCGAAGGCGATCGAGCAGGAAGAGCAGCAGATGGGCAAGTTGCAGCGTGGCGAGGATACCCAGGCTACCCTCTCGCTGCAGGACTTCGCCGCCAAACAGGCCGAGTCTCTGGCCGCCCTGAAGCAGCTGGCCGAGCGCGCCAACGCCCGCAAGCAACGCGACCCTGTGCTGATCGACTACCAGCAGCAGAACGGTGACGGGCAGTGAGCTCCGACCGCATCAGCGCCGCGCAGCGCATCAAAATTCAGCACCGGGCCGAGGATGAGGTGATGCGCTATGCGCGGCCGGACCCGGTGACGGGCATCAAGCCGCACGCCCTGTGGGCCAAGCACGTGCACAACGTGGATCTTGACCCGATGCAGGTGCTGAAGATGCAGGAGATGGACGACCACCCGAACTCGGTCGATTTCTCCTGCCGGCGGACGGGAAAAACGGCCGTCAAAGAGATGTACGCGCTGGAATTTCTGGCGACGACGCCGTTCCAGGAAGAAGGCATCGTGGCGCCGCGGCTGCAGCAGAGCCAGACCAACATCACCTATCACCTCGACGCCATCCGCCGCTCTGAGATCCTGACCGGCTGGATCGCCTACAAGAGCGGCCGGCGCCAGATCGCCGACCTGAAGTACCAGTTCGCCAACGGCAGCAAAGCCAGCTGCTACGGCATCATGTCGCAGATCGACGGCGACGGTATTTCGTTCGCCTCCCTCGAGGAGACCGACGACATGCCGGCCGATCGTCTTTTCTCCCGCTTCCTGCCGATGCTGGGCTCGGCGCGGCGCCTCGGCGTCGACCAGGGCGTGAGCTTCAAGCCACAGATCCGCATCACCGGGGTGCACAAGGGCGCGGACGTGCTGTCGCACCTGATTGAGACCGGGGGCTATCACATCCTGCCGCCGGTCGACGTGTACCTGGGCATCGAGCTGGGGATTCTGAACGAGGCCTTCGTGCTGGAGATGCAGAGCCAGCTGCCGGAGGCGGAATACATCCGGCAGTTCCTGTGCATCAACGCCGCGGCGCAGAACTGGATCTGGGAGAAGCACATTCGCCGCGCCATGGCGGTGGGTCTTTCGGCCAACCTCGAGGCGGCCGGGCCGATGCCCGGGGCGCGCTACCGCAAGCGCGGGCTGCTGTCGTTCGGGTATGACCATTCCGGCCACGGCGAGAGCCCGCATGCCTCTTGTTCTGCGCTGGTGGTGTGCGAACAGGTGGGTAACTTCGTCACCTTCCCCTTCGTTAAAACCTGGCCGGCCGGCACCGACGACGCTGTGGTGGAGCGCGACCTGATCGGTCTCTGGGACTACTTCAGGCCCGACTACGCCATGGGCGACGCCTACGGCCTGGGCATGCTGACCAGTGTCAACGACAAGCTGTTTGCGCTGGGGCTGACCGAGATCGATCGCCGCGCGATAGGCGACGGCCAGTCCACCGCCAGCACCTGGCAGCACTGGGCCTTCGCCCCGATCCGCTTCGAGGGCATGACCAAGCACAGCATGGCCAGCGCACTGCGCGCCGCCTTCCACAACGGCCAGGCGGCGATTCCCTACGTCGACGACGGCAGCGACGCCCTGCGCGCCAAGAACAAGGCGAACACACACTGGGGACCATCGTCGCTCGACCAGGTGCAGGCCGATGCCAGCGACTGGAGCAAATTCATCCGCCAGCTCGGCAACCTCAAGGCCAAGCCGGTGCAGGGTGCCAGCTATAACAGCTACAAGATGGCGAACCCGAAGTTCGGCGACGACTTGTTCGACGCGGCCAGCGCCGGTGTGTGGGCGCTGATTACCCGGGGCGTGCAAAGCCATGTCCCGACGGTTATTGGCAGCCGGGCGGTCACGCCCGAGCAGCTGCTGGGGATGCGATGAGCTACGGCAAATACAAACACGTTCACCAGACCGACCGCCCCGTGCTGCGGCCGGCGCCTCCCCTGACGCCGGCGCAGCGCGCGCGGGCGGCGAAAATGCGCGACCAGTGGCGCCAACACTTCGGCGACGACAGCTTCATCCGCGAGCTGGTCGACGCCGGCCTGATTCATGGCTGGCGGGATGTGCAGTCCGTCACGCCCATCACCGAGGACCCTTCCGATGACCATGCTTGATTCCGTCCTGTCCTTCCTGGGCTTGCAGCGGTTACCCGCCGGTGCGGACACCACCCTGCCAGGCGAGTCCAGCCAGGCATCCGACGCCCGGACCAGCGAGGGCGGTCGCCGCCCCACCCCGGAAAACCAGATCAAGACGATCTACCGGCAGCTGTCGGTGGATTTCGAGCTGCGCGCCACCATCATGGACATCCGGCAGATGGATCGTGCCGACGGCCGCGTGAAGCGAATCCACAACCGGGTGGCGCGCGACGTCACCCGGGGCGGCCTGGTGCTGCTGCAGAACGACCCCGACGAGCGCATCCGGCGCGAGTGGGAGACCTTCGTGCGGCGCCTGCAGCTGAACCGGCCGGAGAAACTGAAATCGGACGCACGCGGCCTACTGATGGAAGGGAACCTGCCGATGCAGTGGGTGTTGGACGCCGCGGCCACCGTGGTCGCCGGCGTGCGCATGCCGGCTGAAACCATCCGCCCCAACGTCGGCATCAACGGCCGGTTTACCGACCTGCGAGCCGCCTATACCCAGATGGACCTGACCGCCGGCGCCGAGCTGGCCAGCTTTCCGTTGTGGCAACTGACCATGGCCCGGCTCGACCCGGACAACTTCGACGATCTGTCGGCCATGGGCCGCCCTTTCCTCGACGCCAGCCGCGAGATCTGGCGCAAGCTGCGCATGACCGACACCGATCTGGTGATCCGCCGCAAGCACCGCGCGCCGTTGCGGCTGTCGCACGTGCTGGAAGGGGCGACCGAACCGGAAATGCAGGCCTACCAGGACCGGGTGGAAGCCAACAAGGACATGATCACCACCGACTTCTACCTCAACAAGAAGGGATCGGTGACGGCGCTGCAGGGCGACGCCAACCTGGACCAGATCGGCGACGTGGTCTACCTGCTCGACAGTTTCTTCGCCGGCACCCCGCTGCCCAAGGGCCTGATGGGCTACACCGACGGGCTGGCACGCGACATCCTCGAGGACCTGAAGCGGGACTATTACGACGAGGTCGACCAGCTGCAGGACGTGCTGGCCTGGGTGTACGAGTTCGGTTTCCGCCTGCAGCTCTTGCTGCGCGGCCTCAACCCGGACGCCATGCCGTTCACCATCACCTTCGCCGAGCGACGCACCGAGACCATGACGCAGACCACCGACCGGGCGCTGAAGCTGAAGGCGCTGGGCCTGCCGCAATCGATGGTGTGGGAGGTGATGGGCTATAACGCCGCCGCGGTGGAAGAACGGCGCACGAGCGACGCCAAGCACTATGACCCCTACCCCGAACCGGACCAGACCGGTGCCCCGAAGGTAAAGATCACCCCGGGCAACGGCCGCAAGGGGGAATCCGCGACGGATGTCAGCCATGCCCACTAACGCCGAGCGCGCCGCCAAGATCCGCGAGGCCACGCTGCAGGCGGTGCAGCAGCGTAACCAGCTGGGCGACCATGCGATCGAGCAGCTGGTGACGATCTACGACGACGCCGGCGATGCGATCGCTGAACACCTGCAGCGTGCCAGCGACAGCGACGACCGCGTGACGCTGGACCACCTGCAGCAGGTACTGAGCGAGGTCCGCAAGCAGCTGAAGGAACTGGAGGAGAAACGCGACGGCCAGCTGTACCGCCACCTGGGCGAGGCTGCCGGGCTGGGTGCCAGCGCCTTTGCCGGTGAGCTGCCCCCTTCTACGCTGTTTGCAGTGAACCATCAGGCGGTGTCGTTCGTGCGCGCGCTGGTTGCGGCCGACGGCCTGCAGCTGTCGGACCGGCTGTGGCGCATCAACACTGGCACGATCGAGACGCTGGCCGACCACATCCAGTTTGCGGTGATCAACGGTGAGAGCGCTCACCAGGCAATGCTGCGCAGCATGGGCCGTGGCGAGGGCGTGCCCGACGATATCGCTCGCGCCTACAACGGCGCCAAGGCCGGGCAGCTCGGCCGCCGGGTGCGTGCCCTGATGACGGGCGAGGCCGACCCGGTCAACGGCAAGGGGGTGGTGTACCAGGCGGAGCGGCTATTCCGGACGGAGATCAACCGCGCCCACGGCGAGGCCTATCTCTCGGCGGCCTTCCAAACCGACGGCGTGGTCGGCGTGCGCTTCATGCTGTCGCCGCACCACCGGGTGCGCGACGTGTGCGACACGCATGCCACGGCTGATCTGTATGGGCTGGGGCCGGGTGTGTATCCGGATCGCGCTAGTTGCCCTTGGCCGGCACATCCGAACACTTTGAGTTATGTGGAAGCTATCTTTACTCAGTAATAATAATGACATTGGCCTGAGTCGTGATAATCTATGCACTTCACATTGACAACTAGGCCAGAACGTCATGCCAATCAATAAAATATGGACCAAACGACTTTCGAACGAATCATTTTACAAAAACTCAAGGGGGCAAGCCATTCCCTTCTTGGAAATAAAAAAAATGACTGTAATCATCGGTCAAAACAACTCCGGAAAAAGCAGGCTCATTAGAAAGATATTCCAATCGCCGAGTGCAGAAACAATCATTGAGAACATCGCGGCAAGCAATGAAATAAAAGAAATCATTGAGCCCGTCATCTCGGAAATAAGACAATACAAACCACACACAGCAGGCTCGGTTGCACCTGTTGAAAATTTCCTCAAGGAAACGTTTACAACCACTGACGAACACAAAAAAAGACTAGACGAATATATCGATTTCCACAACAAAGCAAGACAAGGAAACATATCCTACGGCGAAATCCGGCAACAAAGGGCAAACGAGGTTCTTTCACAAGGCGATAGAGAACAATTCAATGTTGCACATCTTGTACAACACTTTGAAAAGCCAAAATCATTTTACATCCCAATCTTGCGTGGAATGAGACCACTAACAGCAGATGGAGAAATACATCTCGACGTTAACTCAAGACGCACAGTAAAAGACTACTTCCCTGAAATTTCCGACAAAAATAGCATTTACACTGGGCACTCGCTGTACGAGCTCTTGAAGAGCCATCTTCTGGGGAAGCCGGAACAACGAGAACTAATACGCAAATACGAAAAAAGAATTGGCGAGGTTTTTTTCGAAAACTTGGAGACAACGCTCATACCTGAGCATAACAGCGATACCGTAGCGGTTAAAATTGGGCACGAAGAACAATTTCCGATTTACAATCTAGGAGATGGCCTGCAGCAAGTAATAATTATCAGCTCCGCAGCATTTCTTACCGAGACCCCATCTCTATTTTTCATAGAAGAGCCTGAAATTGGCCTACACCCAGGGCTCCTTAAGAGATTGATAAAATTCTTGATTGATGAAACCAATCATCAATTTATAGTCACGACGCACTCAAACCACATTCTTGAGCTTGCTGAAATTGATCCCAACATAATTATTCACAAATGCAAAAAACGAGCAGGCGCTGATGGCACGTTTGTAGAAATAGAAAAATGTGGGAAAGACAATGACTTCCTCATAGAGATGGGAGTTCATCCTTCATCTGTATTCCTGTCAAACTGCACCATCTGGGTAGAGGGCATTACAGACAGACTCTACATTAAGAAGTTCATTGAAAAATATATACAAGAACAAGAAACGAAAAACGATGCGCCCCCCGCCTACATTGAAGACTATCACTATTCGTTTGTCGAATACCAGGGCAGCACCCTTACACACTGGAACTTTAGTGGCGACCATGAAAAACAAAGCGAGCAGATGAAGGCTGCTTTCACTACTGCATCAGCCTTCGTTATTGCAGACGGGGACATAATAGGAAAAGGCACGCGGGCAGACGACCTCAGCAGTCAACTTGGAGAAAGCGTCCACATTCTAAAGTGCAAAGAAACCGAGAATTTACTTCCAAAAAAAATATTGGTCAAAACTGTTCGCAAACTTCACGAAAGCAAAAAATCACCACTAAAAGAAAGCATCCAAATCGAAGACATCGAAAATCTAGACGAAACCTTGTTGCAAAATTCAACACTAGGGATCGGACATCACATCGACGTTGCATTAGGGCTACAAGGAAAAGGGCAAGAAAATGAAAGATATTTCTCTGATGCGAGCGGAACCATTTCCGCAAAGGTGAACTTCTGCAGATCAGTTATTGAGGTGATGGATGAAGTTGAATGGGAGCTCAGTGACGAAGCGCGTACACTTTGCGCGAAAATATTTGATCACATTGCGGTAAACAACCCCGATTACAGGGATCGATAGCTCTACCTCTATTCCCCCCCTTATTCCGCACCATCACCACGCCTAATCTGCTACCAGCCGGGCAACCGGCTCCCGGCGGTCTCCTCCCAGCCGCCGGGGTTTTCTGGCAGGCAGGCGATGCAACGAAACCGACACCGACACTTCCGACTTTCCGACGACTCTGGGCGCCGCCAGATCCGCATGCTGGCCGGCGAGGCCGCGCTTCCTGACGATGGCACCCGGCAGAGCTGGGTGACCGTGACACGCACCGGATCGTTCACCGATCCACGCTACGGCCGGTTCGCTATCACCCGCGACATGCTGCTGGGCATGGTCAAGAACTTCGATGCCCGCACGCTGGGGGTGGATGTCTTTCTGGACGTCGCTCACGAGCCGGAAAAAGGCGCCGCCGCCACCATCAAGAAGCTGGCCGTGGTGGGCAACAAGCTGCGCGCCCTGGTGGAGTGGACGGACTACGGCATCGAGGCCGTGAAGACGCGCGGTCTCAAATACCTCTCCGCCGATTTCCACGAGAACTTCCTGGATAACGAGCAGGGCCACTTCCATGGCCCGCTTCTGCAAGGTGCCGGCCTGACCAACCGTCCGGTCATCAAGCACCTCGACCCTGTTCAGCTGTCGTGCGACGCCGGCGGCGACACCCCTGTAGTCATTCACCCCGAACTTGCACGAATCCTTCTCTCCGAGGCGAAAGAAACCATGAACAAAGTGCTGAAAGCGCTGCTGGAAAAACTGGCAGCCAAGAAACTCTCCCAGGTGGCCCTGGACACCGTGAAACAATTGGGCGAGACCCAGCTGAAAGACGTTACCGACGAGACCGAGGCCGAGCGCGTTTGCGGGCTGCTGGAACAGGCCGCCGTGCAGCTGTCCGAGCAGCTGGCCCAACTGCCGGCCGGCCATGCTGCCCCGGTCATCCAGCTGTCCGTCGGCTCTTCGCTCAGCCCGGACACCATCAATGCGGCCGTCAGCAAGGTTCTGGCCGAGCAGGCCCAGACCGCCAAGCAGTTGGCCGAAACCACCGACGCACGCCGCAAGCTGCTGTCCGACACCATCGGCGCCGCCGAAGGCCTGGACGACGGCCTGAAAAAGGAGCTTTCCGAGCGCGTGGCCACTCTGATTAACGCCGACTGGTCCGAAGACCAGGTGCGCACACTGGCACAGAGCCAGATCAACGCCGGCAATAGCATTGTGGCCGCGCGCCAGCTGTCCACCCTCGGCTACGGCCCGAACGGAACCCCGCACATCGTCGTACCCAATGACGGCACCAAGAAGCTGTCCGATCTGTACCGCGACCACCTGGGCCGCACCGACATGGCCTACGCCCTGCACCTGGATCCGAAAGCCAAGCTGCACCCCTTCTGCGCCCGGGTGCTGTCCGAGTTCGATCGCATCCACGGTTATCAACTGGACGCCGAGCTGAAGGTGCTGTCGCAAGGTGCCACCGACATGGGCAGCACCAGCCTGCCGGTTGGGGTACAGCGCGAGGTGATCCGCGAGGCCCTGTCCGATCTCAACGTGCTGGCGCTGGTGCAGACGCTGACCGACTTCGGCGCCCAGGCCACCACCCAGATCCCTTATGAGATCCGCGATACCAGCCAGGTGATCAACGACGGCGTCGTCTACGAGGGCCAGCCGATTCCGCTCGCAGGCGTGACCCAGGCGATGGACATGACCTTCATCACCCCGATGAAGCTGGCGCTGTCGGTCACCAACGAGGTGCTGCACTTCACCCGCGCCTCGGCGATCAACTGGGACGCGCTGGCGCGTAACATCGAGAGCAACGCCCGCGTACTGCGCGAGCTGGTGCACCGCCGTATCTGCAACGAGCTGCAGCGTGCTTCCGACAGCTACCTGGCCGTGCCGGTGGCGAACGAGTCGTTCACTGCCCAGCTGAACGGCGCCAAGCACACCATCAAGACCACCGGTTTCCCGATCGTTCGCCCGTTCCAGGCCCGCGATCTGGCCGGCAACGCCGTAGGTACCGCGGAAAACCCGATCACCGTCACGCTCAACAGCGCAGTGATCAGCCAATACGACGGCAGCGGCAAGCAGGCTGCCGGCACCTACTGGCGCGTACTGTCGTACAACCTGGGCACGATCCAGTTCGTCACCCAGGAAGGCGTACCGGTGACCCCGGCCAATACCGGCACCAACACCATCAGCTATGGCATGGCCACCAACGTGGTGAAGTTCGATCTGGACATCCAGGGCGGCGTCACCAACGAAATCTGGCTGAACGGCCTGGTACAAAAGATCGGCAGCCGCAAGGCCATGATGAGCACCCAGCGTTATGTTCAGCCTAACTTCCTGCTGATGTCGCCGACGCTGAACGACACCATCACCAATGCCGAGCAGTTCGTTGTCGAGCGCAAGCGCGATGGCAGCAATACCAACTCCGACGGAGATCTGGCCACGATCAAGGGTGTCCCGAGCTTCGGCACCAATGCCCCAGGCGTGGACATGGGCGACGAGCGCATCCTGATGGGTCAGCGCGGTGTCGGTGCCTACACCGTGGCCAAGCCGTTCATCACCGGCGAGCCGATCGAGATGACCAACAACGGCCAACCCATCGGCAAGAAGGTCGCCTACGGCGAGGAGTACAACGCCATCACCGTGCCGAAGCCGGTGCGCGATCGCTTCACCAGCGTGGTGGTGTACAGCGCCACCGCCCGCGCAGCCATCTAACCCGTCAGCGCCCTGGCTGCCTGATGGTGGCTGGGGCGGGAGCCCATCATGGAAAAAGTCCCTTATCCCAACACTTCGAAGCACACCGAATTCATCGGTGGTGTGATGATTCCGCCGGGCGAAGTGCGCGGTATCGACCCGACCCACCATCCGAAGTACCGCGCGGCCGAGGCCATGGAGGAGACCGCTTCGGCGATGCACATCGTCGACGTGCTGCTGGCCGGCCCTGTCTCCCACCTTCTCGCCGCTCTGCCTTCACTGGCGATCGAGGACGTGGAGCAGCTGGGCGAACGCGAGCAGGAAGGTGCAGCGCGCAAGGAAGTGCTGGCCGCCGTGTCCGAACGGCTGCTCGAGCATGCCGCCGCCCAGCACAACACCACGGAGCAAGGCGGCACGGGCGAAAGCGGCGCCGGCACTGCCCAGACCGGTACGGAACAGTCTGCAGGCCCTGTCATCTTTGGTGTTGATCTGGCAGCGGGTGCGGACCAGACCGGGACGACCACCGTCGTCGTGCCGGCGCCGGCCGATGAAACCACCACCACGGCCAAGGCCGCCAAGAAATGACCACCCTGGCCAGCCTGATCGCCGACCTGAAGGCCTCGCTGCTGGATTCCGCCTCGTCGTTCATCGCCGAGGACTTCGAGCGCCATGTGCAAGCGGCGCTCAAGGACTACAGCCGGCGCCGGCCGCTGGAGATGGTCGACGAGCTGACGTTGCAGTCCGGGCTGGCCCTTTATGACTGCCCCGCGGATCTGACCGTGGTGCTGGGCTGTGACTGGGGGCGCGACGCCAAGCTGACGCTCGACCCGTGGGACGACCGTTGGCCCGGCACGCTGCCCTCGATCCGCGTCATGCGCCGCGGCGGGGAGCGGGTGCTGCGTCTGACCCCGGCCCCTTCGGCGCGCCAGATCGGCCTGCTGGGGAGTGCTTGCCCGTACCGCTACGGCGCCGCGCACCTGGTCACGGAGAACGACAGCACGCTGCAGGAGCAGGACGCACCGCTGGTGGTGCTGCGCGCCCAGGCCGAGGTGATGCGCGAGCTGGCCATGAAGAACTCGACGCAGCCCTATCAGGTGCGTGACGGCATCAGCGCCACGCCCAAAAACGGCACGCCGTCGTACCTGCACACGGTGCTGATGGACGAATTCGAGCGGAGGCTGACGCTGTGATCGGCGGCGTGCACATCGGCGACGAGGTGGTGCGCAAGGCGTTCGAGAGAGCGCCGGCGGTGATGAACCGTGTCATGGACCGCGCGGTCGGCAAGGCTGGCCAGTTCCTGGCACGCGAAGTCCGCCGTGAGCTGCGCCACAACGGCAGCATGGGCTTCTCCACGCTGATGAACAGCATCCGCCCGGAGCGGCCGTTCCCGCTGGCCCGGGACGTGAAGGCTGGCGTGAAGTACGCCCGCTTCGTCGAGGACGGCACCCAGGCGGGCTATCGCGGCCTGCCGCCGACCCGGCCGCTGGCCGAGTGGCTGCGCATCAAGCACGGGCTGGACGAGCACGAGGCGAAGCGCCGCGCCTTCGGCCTGGCGCGCTACATCCGCGACCACGGCACCGAAGCCCACCCCTATTTCAAACCCGCCTTCGAGAAAAACGAAACCCGCCTGATGGCCATGCTGCGCGAGGGCGCGGCCGAGGGCGTGCGTACCGCCCTGGGCGTGCGCGACCACTACGCCATGACCGGCAGCTCTTACGGAGATTGACCATGCCCCGAACCATTACCGGCGTCGTGATCCACTGCGCCGCCACACCGAACGGCAAACCGTTCACCCGCGCCGACATCGATGCCATGCACCGCCAGCGCGGCTTCCACCGCCAGCCGGCGGCCATCACCCGATACAAGACGGTGCTCGGTCATGAACTGCCCAGCATCGGCTACCACTACGTGATCGAGCTCGACGGCTCGCTGAAACCCGGTCGCCACCCCGAGGAGATCGGCGCCCACGTCCAGGGCAGCAACAGCAAGACGCTGGGCGTGTGCCTGATAGGTACCGACCGCTTCACCCTGGACCAGTGGGCCACGCTGCGCAACCTGATCGCCAACCTGAAACAGCAGTACCCGACCGCCAGCGTGCTGGGCCACCGCGACTACAGCCCGGACCTGGACGGCGACGGCGTGGTGGAGCGCAACGAGTGGCTGAAGATCTGCCCGGGCTTCGATGTGAAAACCTGGCTGGCGGGTGGCATGCGGCCTCTGGCCGATCACCTGCAGGAGGCTCCATGCAACTTGATCGCCTGAAGCGTTACCTGGTAGCCCAGGCAAAAGAGCCGTCGACCTGGCGCGGCGTGGTGCTGGTGGCCACGGCGCTGGGCGTCTCTCTGTCCCCCGCTCAGCGTGAAGCCATCGTGACCGTCGGGCTGTTTGTCGCCGGCGTCATCGGCGCAGTGATGCCGGACCAGAAGGGAGGCACCGATGCTGAGTAAAACCACGCTGGTTTTAGCTGGCTTGGTCGCCGGTGCCGCGCTGTGGTTCGGCCATGCCCGCTTCGAAGCCGGCCTGGCATCCGGCCGTTCCGAGCTCACCGCCTACAAGCTGGAGGTGGCCGAGCAGCGCACCCGCGATGCCGGTGCCGCCCACCGCCGTTACCAGGCCAAGGTCGACGAGCTGGCCGCCGCCAGCGCTCGGCTCGACCAGCTGCAGCAGGACCTAGACAACATCCGCGCACAACTCACCCGGAGGATTCCCCATGCGGCACAACCGCCCAAGCCTGTGGCCGGCCAACCTTCTCCTGGCTTGCTGTCTGTTGACGGCCTGCAGCTCTACAACGCCGCCTTCGGCCTGCAAGCCGGATACGGCACCGCCGGTACCGACCAACCTGACCAGGAAGACCCCGCCGCCGGCGCCGCTGACAGCGGGGTATCACGCGAGGACCTCCTCGCCCACTCCCGCGACCTCGGCCTCTGGTGCCGTGCCGTAGCGGCGCAGCGGGATGAACTGATCGACCTGTTACCGAAAGAGAGCCAGCCATGAGCGCCGAGAGCCGAGCATCTACTGCCGGGTGGCAGTTCGAGAAGCGGATCAACCTGGGTGACATCCTCTCGTCGGTGGCCCTGGTCGGCACGCTGGCCGTGTTCATGATCACACTCGACAAGCGCGTGACCGTGCTCGAGGAGAAACAGACTCAGCAGGTGGCGATCGACCGGCAGCAGGATGAACGGGTGAAGGATCTGAACAACGAGGTGAAGGGTGAGCTGAAGGACATCAGCGCCAAGCTCGACAAGCTGGTAGAGCGCCAGCTGGACGCGCGGGGTGGGAAATGAGCGACCCGATCACCCGCGCCCTGGACGGCCTCACAGCTGGCCTCACTGCTGCCCTGCCCGATCGAATCGTGAGCGACCAGTTCGTCGACCACCCGGGCCGCCACCGCGACGAGCTCGAGCGCGGCGTGGTGTGCCTGCTGCTGCCCTCCGGCCAGCTACCCAGCGAATGGGAGACCGAGCTCAAGCTGACGCTGGTCGGCCAGCTGGCGGTGCCGGAGCGCGGTGGTACCACGCGCCAGGTGCGTGACGCCGAGCTAGAGCTGCTGCAGCAACTGCTGGCCTTCACCCGCAACCCAGGCGCCGATGTGCCGCGGCTCAACGTGAAGGGCTTCCGCACCAGCTCGCAGATGGAGTTCCCGTTCGGCTGGGTGGCGCTCGAGGTCACCGCCGGGCCTCTGGATCTGGCCGACGGTACCGACGGTGAGATTTATCCGCCGTCGACCTCGATCGGCACGCTGCGGACGGCTCACATCGATATCGATATCCCGCCGCATGTGAGCGCGGCGGAACACCAGAAGTGGCTGGATGGCGATTACTCCACCAGCACCCCCGAAATGCAAACCCATGTGGAGCTCAACCCATGACCAAGGTCACGCTAAAGCCGGTGGGCGAGCTGCGGGTAAGGCTGGAGGACGGCAGCGGTTACCTGCCGACCGATGGCCAAGCCGTGGCGCTTACCGCCTATTACCGACGCCGCCTCGCCGATGGCGATGTGGAAGTCATTTCCGAACCCATCACGACCGCCAAGTCCGCGGCCGGCCAGGAGAGCTAAGTCATGCCGGACACCACTACCTTCATGACCATCCCTGTCGGCATCCGTGCCGGCGGGGTTTTCGTCGAGATCGATCACACCCAGGCGGTGAACGGCCTGCCGCAGATGGAGCGCAAGCTGTTGCTGCTAGGACAGCGCCTTACCGGTGGAACCGTGCCGGCATTGTCACCTGTGCGAGTGCTCAACGCCGAGCAGGCTGCTGGCCAGTTCGGCCGCGGCTCCATGCTGCACGCCATGGCCGGCGCCCTGGACAAGGTCAAAGCCCTGTATGGCTTGATCGACGTGTGGGCCGTGGCCCTTGATGATCTGCCTGCCGGCGCCGCCGCCACGGGCACCATCACCCTGACCGGCACCGTCACCAAGGCCGGCGTGATGACGCTGTACATCGGCGGCGTGCGGGTGCGCGCCCAGGCCAGCCTGAACGACACCAACGCCCAGCTCGCCACCAAGGTGGCCGATGCCGTCAACGCCAACGCCGATTTGCCAGTTACGGCCTCGGCCGACGCCGGCGTGGTCACCATCACCGCCCGCCACAAGGGCGAAGCCAGCAACGGCATGGAACTGTCGACCGCCTACTACGACGAGGACGCGCTGCCGGAAGGCATCACCGCCGTGTGCGTGAACCTTGCCGACGGCGCCGGCAATCCGGACGTAGCCGACGCCCTTGCAGCCATCTCCGAGGACTGGTTCTACAGCCTGGTCAGCCCGTATACCGACTCGGCCAACCTGGCCGCGATCGAGGCCGATCTGGACGGCCGCTGGGGAGGCATGGACATGCGCACCGGCCACGTGTTCGACGCCAAGGATGGCACTCATGCCCAGCTCACCACCTGGGGCGCCGGCCGCAACAGCCCGCACGGCACGTCCTGGGGGCTCAAGGCCTGCCCGACCTGGGCGCCGGTGCGCGCCGCGGCTTTTGCCGGCGTGTGCGAGTATCACGGCGCGATCGACCCGGCCCTGCCGCTGCGCAACGTGGAAGTGCCGGGTGTGCTGGCACCGCGGCTGAAGGACCGGTTCTCGTTCAATGAACGGGAACTGCTGCTGCGCGACGGCATCAGCACCACCAAGGTGGACAGCGGCGGCAAGGTGTTCCTGGAGCGGGTGATCACCAACTACCAGAAGAACCCGATGGGTGTGGACGACGAGAGCCTGCTGCGGCTGGAAACCAAGTGGACGGCGGATTACTTCCGCTACGCCGTGCGCACCCGCATCGCGCTGCGCTTCCCACGCCACAAGCTGGCCGACGACGGCATCAGCGTTGCGCCTGGCCAGAAGCTGGTGACACCGGCCATCATCCGCGCCGAGCTGGTGGGCCTGCACCGCGAGCTGGAGTTCGCCGGCATCGTGGAGAACACCGAGCAGTTCAAGAAAGACCTGCTGGTGGTGCGCAGCTCGGCCGACGTCGACCGCGTCAACGCCGTGTTGCCGCCGAACCTGGTCAACCAGTTTGTAACCTTCGCTGCCGCCGTGCAGTACCGACTGTAAGGAGAACCGGCCATGGCCAAACTGACCGGCATTGTGTACGTGAACGTGAACGGGGCGCGGCTGCGCTCCAAGCCCGGCGCCAGCTTGAAGGTGGGCGGCCCGATCCAGAAAGCCGAAAGCGACGTGAACGGCTTTGCCGGGCACAGCACGGAAGAGATCAAGCACGCCGAGGTGAAGTGCACGCTGCTGCATGCCGACGACACCGACCTGGTCGCGCTGCAGCAGATCTCGGGCGCCACTGTGGTGTTCGAGACCGACAGCGGCCAGCGCTACCTGGTGCGCGACGCCGGCACCGAGGGCGAGGTGGAACTGAAGGGCAAGGAGGTGGAGCTCACCCTGACGGGTGCGGCTGCCGAGCGGGTGTGATTTCCCCCCCTGTTTCCGCGACGGGGGTGAAGAGAGAATGACCGTGTGTTCTGCGAGTCCTCCTCTTCCTCGGTGTGGCAACCGCCTCAAACCCCGCTTCGGCGGGGTTTTTTGTTTTACTTGTGTAAAACACGGTGTTTTACTAAAATAAAACTCGGCGATAAATTCGCCCACTATCCTAGACGACGACACTGACTACGACTACGACTACGACTACGACTACGACCTACGACACCGACTACGACCTACGACTACGACTACGACTACGACCTACGACCTACGACTACGACTACGACTACGACCTACGACTACGACTACGACCTACGACTACGACCTACGACTACGACCTACGACTACGACTACGACTACGACCTACGACTACGACTACGACTACGACCTACGACTACGACACTGACAACGACTCTGATTGAGCGTAAGGATAGAGAAATGACTACTGCAACGCTTCGCCGCTCGGGCGGGTCGCTCATCATGACGATCCCTTCGGCGTTTGCCGAGCAAAACCACCTGTCTGCCGGTGACATGGTGGATGTGAATATCGAAGGCCCGAGCATGGTTGTTTCAGCTCTCAGAAGAAGGCGCTACAACGTGGAAGAGTTGCTTGCTCAGACTCCTCCTGAATACCTGATGCCAGTCTGGGACGACCTGCCGCCGGAGGGCCAAGAAATTTGGTAAGGAGACTTACTTGTTTAACCCTGGTGACATTATCCACCTGAATTTTGATCCTGCTGCCGGCCGCGAGATGAAAGGTCCCCACTTTGGACTGGTGATCTCATTGCATGACTTCAATCAGTCAGGTATGGCCTTGGTCTGCCCCATAACGCAAGGTAGCCAGGACAATGCCAGAACGGCGGGCTTCGCCGTTTCCCTAATGGGATGTGGCACGGAAACTCAAGGCATCATCCTCTCGCACCAGAGCAAAACTCTCGACTGGCGGGCAAGAGGAGCAAAAAAGAAAGAATCAGTCCCCGACTATGTTCTTAACGAGGTGCTGGATAAGTTCAGATCCATCCTTCCAGAGTGATACCAACCCCGCTTAGCGCGGGGTTTTTCTTGCCTGTGACTTCGCTTTTCTGGAAAATGCAAAAGTCATTTCCGTGGGCATTACCATGAGCACTTCAGGCAAGCTCCGCATCTCCATCCTCAACCTCCCCGACCATATTACGCCTCTTAAATTCCGGGGCTGGCTTCGCCAAGAGGTGCAGAGCATACAAAGCAGCTGTAACAGCAACGACTACACATTGGTCCGTCTGTTCTTCTCACGCAAGATTCGTCTGGCCTTCACCGTCAAGCAGCTCGATACGATGTTCCAAGGGCTGGTCGACAAATGCCCCAACATTCACCGCATTGAGACCTTCGAAGTTGATAAACCGTTGTCCCTGTCGGAGATGGCAGAGGAGCATGCGAGGGCAGAGAGCGATCTAGCGGAATGGAGTAAGGCGGCCACCTCCTCCCCTCAGACTCTGCATTGATCACCATGAGACACAATATGAAAGCACTACTGATGGCAGTCCTGTCCCTCACTCTCCTCGCCCCGCTGGCCGAAGCCCGTAACACGCCCTGCTCGGGAAAGAAGGGTGGCGTGTCACATTGCTCTGGCGGGAAGTTCGTCTGCAAGGATGGGACTATCAGCAAGTCGCGGCAGGTGTGCACCCGATGAAATACATAGCCTACATCTCTGCATTGGCATTGTTGGCTGGATGCGCAACCACCGATAAAGATAACGGTGCACCAGGGAATCAATTCACCTTTCACCTCTACCATGTGCATCCTTTTGCGAAACAACCCCTTGGAGGAGGTGGGGTTCTTGATTTGGAAAAGGGGGAGGAAAAGACGGTCCTTCAGTCACCATTCATTATTCGCCGATGCGAAACGCCTGACTCTTGCCGTCAAGGCGTGGTAACCATTATTAGCGAACTGACACTGCTTGAGCAGACTCCCCAACATGCCAAAATTGCGCTTCATGCACTAGTAAAAATCGGCAAAGCGGGTACTTTCAAGACCCCTAACACCGAAATAACAACTACGATTCCCGAAGGAGTGCCCGTGATCACTCAGGATTTCTCCCTCAATCGAACCGTAGTACTCGCATCAGGCAAAACGCAATCTATTCAATTGATGCCTGAAGCCAGTATCTTGGTAGGTATGAAGTAAATCGCTCCCTTTGATGCTGCTCTATCAAACCTAGCCAGCACCAAATCCCCCCCTTATTCCGCACCACACCACCACCCAGAATGCCAGCATGGGCGCGAAGCGCCCGCCCACCTTATCTACCGGGAGCTGGCATGTCCGAACTCAAAACCGTCACCGTCACCCTGACACACGGTATTCCCTTCAAAGGCCGCAATCTCAAAACGGTCGTCCTTCGTGAACCGATGCTGGACGACATGATCGAGGCCGAGGCTGAAGCGAACTCGACGTTCTCACCTCTTGCCTACCGCCGTGCCCTGGTGGCTCACCAGATCGTTTCTCTCGACGGCGAGGCCATCCCTGTGACGCCGGGCATGCTCAAAGTGCGCAACGGCGACTGGCAAAAGCTGGTGGCCGGCCTCAACGAGGCCGAACGCCTGGGGGAAGCGTCTGCCGCCGCCGAGAGCGATTCCTCGACGGCATCCTCCTGATCGCCTGCAAAACCGGCTGGAGCCGGGCCGAGATCGGCCGGCTCCCGGTGCACGAGTTTCTGCACTACCGCGACACCCTGATCAAGGCCACCGAGCCCAAAGACGATGAGTAACGAGCTGTCCCTGTCCGTCCGGATCTATGCCGATGCCGCCCGCTATGCGGCAGGCCTGGCTTCGGGCGTGCGCGAGACCAGCAAGTTTGCCGCCAGCGTGAAGCACGAGCTGGAGTCGGTGAAGGGCTTCATGGGCTCGCTGCATGGCCAGCTCACCACATTGGCCGGCGGCATCACGGCCCTCAAGGTGGCGGCCGACTCGGCGAACCTGGACAAGAGCCTGACCGGCATTCGCCTGACCGCCGAGGCGACGCGCGAGGAAGCCAACGCGCTGCGGGAGGACATGTTCCGCATGGCCAAGGAATCCGGCCGCGGCGTGGAGGATCTGAAGGAAGGCTTCAACAACCTGGTGCAGGCCGGCCAGAGTTGGAAAGCAGCGCGGGAGGAGATCGACGCCACCAACGTAGCCATGGCCGTGACCAACGCCAAGGCCGACAAGCTGACCGGCGGCCTGAGCGTGGCGTCTGAAGCCTTCCACTTCGACCTGGCCAACCCGGGGCTGGCGCTGCAACTGCTCGACAAGATGACGGTGGCCGGCCGCAAGGGTAATGCCGAACTGGAAAACTTGTCGGATATCTTCGCCAGGGTGGCCCAGCGCCGCCAGTGCCGGCATGGGCTTCGACAAGACGCTGGCGTTCATCGAAGGCCTGTCGATGATGGAACGTCAGCCGGAGCGCTTGGCCACGCTGGCCGATTCCACGCTGCGGCTGTTCAACAATCTGCATTACATGAAGGATGCCGCCAAAGCCACCGGCGTGAAGTTCTTCAACACCGACGGCAGCCGACGAGATGCTTTGGCCGTCATCGCGGATATCAAAAAGCAATACGACAAACTCGGCACCGACAAGGGCCGTGCCACCTTCCTACAGAAGGCCTTCGGCAAGGCCGACCTGGACACGATCAAGGGGATGAAGATCCTGCTGTCGGGCAACACCCTCGACAAGATCAACCAGTTCAGCGGCGAGATCGGCGGCGCCGGCGGCACCCTCAAGCGCGACATGGGCAGCGCGATCGACAACGCCGTCGACCAGACTGGTCGCCTCAAGGCCGCCCTGCGCGAGGCCGCCGACAGCTTCGCCCAGCCGATCAACGACACCCTGTCCCAGGTGATCAAGTGGGGTATGGATAGCAAGGCCAACGGCGGGCTGGCGCTGGGCGGCAAGGAGATGATCGGCGGTGCTGTAGCGCTGACGGCCGGCACCGCACTGGCGGCGCGATACGGCGGCAAGCTGGTCAGCTCACTGATCGGCAAGGCTGGAGGAACTGCCGCCGGCGTGGCCACCGGCAAGGCGCTCGAGGCCACCGCCGGCGTGACGCCGGTGTTCGTGGTCAACATGCCCAATGGCGGACCGGGTGGTGGCGCGATCGACGGTGCCGCCGGCGGCGCAGCTGCTGGCCTGGCTGGCAAGGTGGCCAGCAAGTGGAAAGTGGGCGCGGCCATGGCGGGCGGCCTGCCGCTGAAGGATTTCCTCAAGCTGGGCATCGGTGCGATCGGAACCACGGCCGCGGCAGCAACTGCCGCCGGCGCAGTTGGCTACGGCGCCGGCACCGTCGCCTACAAGGCCATGGAGGGAACCAAGGCCGGGGACTTCCTGGTCGACAAGGTCGGCGGGGGCGTAGCCCGCATCCTGGCGATGTTCGGCAACGAGGATGCCAAGCGCGCCGTGGCCATGACCGAGAAGCTGCAGCAGGCCGAGATCGGCGGCACTATCCAGATCCAGGTCACCGCCGCCCCGGGCGTGACCGCCACCACCACGGCGACGCCGGCGAACAACCGCACCAGGTTGCCGGTGGGCCCCACCATGCGAGGGCCTAACTGATGGCCGAGACCCCACTCCGCCCCGCCTCGTTCAAGGGCGTTGGCTTCCGCGTCGCCGAGACCGACATGGAAGTCGGCCGGCGCACGGTGCTACACGAATACCCCTACCGCGACGTGCCGTTCGGCGAGGACATGGGCCGGGCCGCGCGTGGCTTCACCGTGTCGGCCATCTTCATCGGCCCCTCCGCCCGGGACGATTCCGACCGGCTGATCGACGTGCTCGAAGCGAAAGGCGCCGGCACGCTGGTGCATCCCTGGCGTGGCACCCAGTTCGTGCAGCTGGAGCGCCCGGCCCGGGTGCGCTACCCCCGGGCGCTGGGCGGGCGCATCGTCGTCGAGATGGATCTACGCGAGGCCGGCGAGAACAGCGAGCCGGCAGCACGCGCCGACACCGACGCCCAACTGGAGGCCGCCGCCGACAGCGCCCAGGCCGCGGCCGACAGCGAGCTGGCATCGTCCTGGCTGGACGAGATCGCCGGCTATGCCGACGAGGCTGCCGCGGCGGTGGAAGCTGCCTGCGCCACGTTCGAGAGCTACTTCGAGGCCTACGACGCAGCGATGGCCAAGGTGGATCGCATCATCCACTCGGTGCAGACCATCATCAACGCCCCGCTGTTGGTGGTTTCACGGATTCAGAGCCGCATCCAGACGCTGGTCGGCAAGCTGGATACCCCGTTTTCCGGGGTCACCGCCTGGCGCAAGCTGCTGAAGGACGAAGTGCTGAACCCGTGGCGCACGGGTGGCAGCTACAGCACGATCCTTTCCACCTCGAGCACATCGAGCGCGCGACCGGACTGGACCCTGCCGAACCCTTCCCGCCGCGCGGGCGATCTGCCTTCCATGCCGCCGGCGCTCGCCGCCTACGTGCGCCGCACGCTGGTGATCGAGGCCGCCCGCACGCTGCCCACCGCCACCTTCACCACCAAGGCCGACGTGCAGAACGCTCGCGCCCAGATCCTGCAGGCTCTGAACACCGAGATGCAGTCCGCTTCCGACACGCTCTACCCCGCCCTGCAGGCGCTGCGCGTGACGGTGGCCACGTCGATTCAGGCGCGCCTGCCGGCCACCGCCGACGTGGCCACGGTGACGACGCAAACTTCGCTGCCGGCGCTGGTGGTGGCGTACCAGGTGACCGGTGCGATCGAGGTTGCTGACGACCTGGTAGCGCGAAACGGCGTGATGCACCCGGGCTTTGTCCCGGCCGGCGACATCGAGGTGCTGAAAAATGCCTGACGTGTGCGAGCTCAAGGTGGGCGGGATGATTTACGGCGGCTGGACCGACATCGAGATTCAGCGTGGGCTGGAACAGGTGTCTGGCCAGTTCTCACTGCAGGTGACCGAGCGCTGGCCCGGGCAGAGCGAGCCGCGGCCGATCCGCCCAGGACAAGCCGGCGTGGTGACGCTCGACGGCGAACCGGTGGTCACCGGCTGGATGGATGAATGCCGCCCCGGCTACGACGCCACGAACACCTGGTTCAACGTGTCCGGCCGCGACAAGACCGCCGACCTGATCGACTGCAGCGCCATCTTCAAGAGCGGCCAGTGGAAAGGGGCGAGCCTGAAGCGCATCGCCCTCGACCTGCTGGCCGCCTACGGCATCGACGTGGTGGTGGGCCCACGTGCCGAGCAACGGGCAAACGCGGCCATCCCTTCCTTCCGCCTCGAGGAGGGCGAAACCGTGTTCGATTGCCTGGAGCGCGCGGCAAGGCTGAAGGCGGTGATGCTGTGGACCGACGGCCGCGGGCGGCTGGTGATCGATCTGCCCGGCTCCACCAAGGCCGTCACCGCCCTGGTGGAGGGCGAGAACATTCTGCGCGCCGACGTGACGCTGAGCTGGCGCGAGCGCTACAGCCAGTACATCGTCAAAGGCCAGGCGCGTGGCCAGCACAACGCCAAGGGCGTGGCCACCGATCAGGTGGTGACGCGCCACCGGCCGCTGATCATCCTGGCCGAAGACCAGGTGCACAGCCCAACCGCTCTGCAACGCGCCGAATGGGAGCGCACAGTGCGCCAGGGGCGGGCCAACCGCGCCATCATCCGCGTGCAGAGCTGGCGCCAGGCTGGCGATACCGGGCCGCTGTGGGTGCCGGGGCTGCGTGTGCCGGTGACCTCGCCGCGGCTGCGCATCGATGCCGAGATGCTGATCGCCAGCGTCACCTACCTGAAGAACGCCAACGACGGCACGGTGACCGACCTGGAAATCGCCGACCCGAGGGCGTTCGACCTGCTCTCCGGCATCCGCACCGCCTCGCTCAAGTCCACCCGCACCGGCGACAAGGGGCTGGCCACCGGCCGCGACCGGAAGGACGGCAAGAAGAAGGGGAAGAAGACCGAAGACTGGAGCGATCTGTGAACCCGATGCAGAAACTCCGGCTCATGGTCGCCCGCGGCATCGTCAACCTGGTGAACGACGCCGGCGGCCTGCAGCAGCTGCAGGTCGGAGCCCTGGAAGATGAGGTCGGCGACGAGGTCGAGCGCGTGCAGAACTTCGGCCAGACCAGCCACCCTCCGCGCGGATCCGTGCCGGTGATGGTGGCGGTGGCCGGCAGCCGTGACCACCTGGTGGCGGTGGCGGTGGACGACGAGGCGAGCCGGCCCCGCAACCTGCAGCCCGGGGAGTCGGCCACCTACAACGCCCACGGCGTGCTGTTCTTGTTCGACCAGAACGGCAACGCCACGCTGACCTGCAAGAACTTCACCGTCAACGCGAGCGAAGGCGTGCAGGTCAACACCCCGCTGGCGACCTTCAGCCAGGCCGCCACCGTGAATGGGCTGTTCAGCTACAAGGCCGGCATGTCCGGTACCGGCGGCGGCGCCGGCACCCAGATCAGCGGCGACATCACCCACACCGACGGCAGCCTGTCGTCGAATGGCGTCACCGTGCACACCCATAACCACGGCGGCGTCACCCGCGGCGGTGACAACACGGATGGCCCGCGATGACCACACGCCGCCTGATTCTCGACCTCTCCCAGCCGCTCCCGCTCGAGCTATTCGCCGACCCGATCGACGCCGCCATCGTGCTGTCGCTGTTTTCCGATGCCCGGGCCCCAGACAGCGAGGCCCTACCGGATCCGCGCGGATGGTGGGGCGATGCCCTGGCGGAGCATGCCGGCGACACCTGGGGCGGCCAGCTGTGGCTGTTGGCCCGCCGCGCCAAGAACGTGCCGGAGACGCTGCGCCGAGCCGAGGACTATGCCCGGGACGCCCTGAAATGGATGGTGGCCGACGGCGTGAGCAGCACGCTGGCCGTGGCCGCAAGCGACCTGGGCAATGAAACCATGCTGCTCGCCATCACCCTCGACGGCATCACCATCAATCTGGAGGTAAGCCCATGACGATCGACCGGCCCTCCCTGGCCGAACTCTCGCGCCGGGCCGACGCTGAGCTGACGCTGGAAACCGCCAGCGAGGCACTGCGCCGCAACCTGTTCACCCCGCTGGCGCGCGCGCTGGCTGGTGCGGTGCACGGACTGTACGGCCACCAAGACCGCATCAAGGATCAGCTGTTCCCGCAGACCTGCGACGAAGACACGCTACTGAACATCCATGTGCCGCTCGAACTGCCTGACGGCCGGAATTCCGCTACCTCGGCCAGCGGCACGGTGCTGATCACCGGCACCGCCGGCATGCCGGTGGATCAGTCCGATACCCTCACCCGCAGTGACGGCATGCTCTACAGCTTCACCGCCGGTACCACCGTCGGCAGCGACGGCACCGTTCTGGCCTCGGTGGTGTGCCAGACACCAAGCCTCGCCGGCAACACCGAGCCGGGCGCGAAACTGCGCTTCTCCAATCCGGTGGACGGTGTGAACGGCGAAGTGGTGGTGCAGAGCCCGGGGCTCTCGGGCGGCACCGACATCGAGGACATCGAGGACCTGCGCGCCCGGGTGGTGGAGGCCCGCGCCAAGTCCGAAGGCGTGGGCAATACCGCAGACTGGGAGCGGTGGGCGAAGGAAATTTCCGGTGTCACCCGCGCCTGGGCCGCGCCCAAGCTGGTAGGCGCCGGCAGCATGACGGTGTTTTTCGTGCGGGATGACGACGCGAGCATCTTCCCAGACGCCAACGAACAGGCCACGGTGCTGGCGCACCTGGAGGCCACCGGTACGACATTTGGTGAGATCTTCGCCGTCTCCCCTACCGACAAGCCGATCAACTTCAGCATCAGCCTGTCGCCGGACACCGCCGAAATCCGCGCGGCCGTGACGGCTGCGCTCGCCGGCGTCATCAGCTTGGAAGGCAGCCCGGTGAAGCGGGACAGCAGCGGCCTGACTGCGCTGCCAGCGGAAGGCGTCACCATCCCGAAAACCCACCTTGACGCCGCTGCGTCCAACTCGTCCGGCGAGTGGGATCACGCCATCGTGGAGCCGGCCGGTGACATCGTGTGCGCGATCGGCGAGCTGGCCACCATGGGGACGATCACGTGGCTATGAACCAGGATCGCTACGCCGACCAGTTGGCCAAGCTGCTGCCTCCCGGGCAGGCCCTGCAGGCCGAGCCCGGCAGCGACATGGCCATCGTGCTGGGCAGCATCGCCACATTCCTGGCCGAGGTTGACACCCGCGCCAGCATCCTGCTCGCCGAATCCGATCCGCGCCAGGCGGTGTACCTGCTGGACGAATGGGAGGCCTCGCTCGGACTGCCAGACAGTTGCACGGTGGGTGAGCAGACCATCATCGATCGTCAGAAGTCGGTGGTGGCCAAGCTCACCGACCGCGGCGGAGCGCGCGTCACCCGTTACATCAAACTGGCTGAAGCGCTGGGCTATCCCGGCGCCACCGTGACCCGGTACCGCTCCCACACCTGTGAGCAGACCTGTGAGGACCCGATCCAGGACGAAGACTGGCGGTTTGCCTGGACGCTCACCCTGCCATCTGGCACCCGTGTGGTGGACTCCACCTGCGAATCCAGCTGTGAAGACCCCTTGCGCACCTGGGGCGATAGCGTCCTGGAGTGCGTCATTCAACGCGAGGCGCCGGCAATCAGCACGGCGCTGATCGCCTATGGAGGTAATTAAGAATGCAACGTGTATTGGCTACCCGAAATCCCGCGCTGGATCTGTTCGGCGTCGGCAAACATGGGTTCAAGGCGGGGAGCCCGGGCGTGGCGCCAGCTACTACGCCGGGCTATGAGTTTTACAACGCCATCCAGGAGGAGTTGGCCAACCTGGTGGAGGGGTTTGGTGAGGCTCTTGACCCTGCTCGGCGCGACCAGATCAAAACCCTGCTGCTGGCTGCTCTGGCGAACAAGGCGCCGCTGGCGTCTCCGGTATTCACCGGCGCCCCGGCCGCACCAACAGCCGCCGTTGGCACCAATACCACCCAACTGGCGAACATGGCGGCCCTGCAGAACGCGGTACAAAGTAGCGCGGCGATCACTTCCGGCGCAGGTGGTGCTGCCGATGCGATCACCGCCAGCTACACCCCGGCCATCACCGCGTTGACCAACGGTATGTCCTTATTCGTCCGCGCTGCATCGGCCAATACGACGACCACGCCGACCTTCACACCGAACAACGGAACCATCGCAGCCAAGACTATCGTCAAAGGGGCTGGCTCGGCGTTGGCTGCTGGTGATATTGCCGGGGTGGGTCACTGGATCGAACTCCAGTACGACCAAGCGCTGGATAAGTGGGTGCTGCTCAACCCAGCTACGGGTATCTCTTCTGGGTCAGGCAAGATCATTGCCAGCCTTTTTACAGCAACACGAGCTGTGGTTGCCGCTAGTGGCGACACCACGGTGATGACGCTCAACTTCATGCTGGCGCAGGCAACGCCTGTCGTTGTGGATTGGCGGACGTGGTTTGGTTCTAACGCGGGTTCGGTTGTTTATGGTGATGCCCGTCTGATGCTGGGTGCGACACAGAAGTCCCGAAGTAGTCGGATTCATGTTGGCAGCTCGGGCGCCGGTTACGCGTACAACCTGCCGTTCAACGGATCTACCTATCTGGGGGTATTGGCCGCCGGGTCGTACACCATTTCCTTAATTTGGAATAACCAGTCTGCAGCAGCTGCCGTATTTAACCCAGGGCCTACTGATGCGTCGGTTTGGTCGCAGGCTGACTCCGAAATCATCGTTCGTGCAGCCTACTAAGGGGGAATTATGTTTTTCGCAAAAGTAGACCAGCAGGGGATTGTAGAAGCTGCGTTCATGGGCAGTGGTGTCGATCCCGATGGGCTGGTTGAGATCGGCGAGGACGACTACATCCGCATTCGTTCCGGCGGGGCGTTTCACATCGTCGATGGAGAAGTGGTCGCGCTGCCGCCCGAGCCGATCGTATTGGCCGAGCTTCTCACGCAGAGGCTGGTTGACATCAATACCCACGCCGCCTCCCTGCTGGCCACCCTGTCCGCCAGCTACCCCGACGGCGAGGTGCAAAGCTGGGCCCAGCAAACCCGCGAGGCCGAGGCGTTAGTGGCCGATCCCGTCGCCTCCACGCCACTGCTGACCGCCATCGCCACCGCCCGCGGACTGACGGTCGCCACGTTGGCCGAACGGGTGCGCGCCAAGGTGTTGTCCTATGCTGTGGCCAGTGGACAGATCATCGGCCAGCGCCAGGCGCTGGAGGATGCGTTGATGGCGGTCGATCTGGCGGCGCCGGATGCGGCCGAGCAGTTGGCCGCGATCCAGTGGCCTGAGCCCAGCCTGACGTAAGAGCCTGCCCATGACCTGGCGCTACCGTCTTGACCACCCCTTCCGCCACGGATCACCGCACCTGGTCGGCGTGGAGTACCGCAACGACTGGATCGACATCCACCCCCGCGGCTCGATCATGATCCAACCCGGCTACGCCTGGGACGGCTGCAGCCCCGCTTGGCGCCTGCCGGGCGGGCTGTGGCTGGGCACCCCGGACGGACCGCTTGGCATCGATGGCCGGCCGCTGACCTACCATGCCAGCCTGGTGCATGACGCCTTGTGTCAGTGGAAGCGCGAGATCCCGATCCGCCAGCGCGCCACCGTGCGGGTGTTCGCTGAGCTGCTGCAGCTAGCCGGGGCTCCGCCGTGGCGGGTGTGGCTGTACGCCGGGGCGGTGGCGCGGTTCGGGCCGGCGCTTTTCGGTGGCGATGTCATGCAGAACGCCGATCTAGCCTGAAGCCAAACCCGAACCCGCCCCACGGCGGGTTTTGGTTTATTGTGTCGCCTAGTAGAAACACGGCGGCGCAGTACCTTTTTAATGCGAAACAGATACTTAGGAAGATTGGCGAATTCCGTCATCATCCTATTGGACGAGCTGGTCACAGTGAATCACCCAGACCAGCTCAATCGTTATCTAAACAGCATGAAAAGCCACCTGCCCACCGACAGCAGGCTGCTGCTGGTGGTGACCCAATCGGCGCTGCCGGCGCTCGTCCTGCATCATCTTGCCGGGGTGGATTGGCCCGGCCAGTGGCTCAGCCTGTACCGCAAGGAAGCCTTCTACCTGGTCGACCCGGTGTTACGGGCCGCGCCGCATGTCCCGATCGTCTGGCCGGACCTGATGGCGTCCATCCCCCCTACCCGTGACGAGAACCGGTTTTTCCATCTGTGCGCGCGCTACGGCCTGACTCGGGGTTTCAGCTGGATCGAGGAACGGGGCGACTATCGGGTGATTCTGAGTGTGGCAGGCGTGGAAGCGGAGCGAGACCGCGCGGCCCAGGATCTGCTGGAATGCCTGATGCCCAGGCTGGCCGACGTGGCAGTGAGGATTGTCAGCGCCCGACCGAACCTGTCGAGGTTGAGCAAGCGGGAATGTCACATCTTACATTGCATGACCAACGGCCTGCCCGACCATGAAACCGCCGAACGGGTGGGCCTGACCACGCGCACGGTGCGCGACAAGATCAACAAAATCAAACTGCTATATGGGGCGACCAACCGCTGCCACCTGATGTCGATCCTGTTTGGACTGGATTTTCCGGCGCCGTGAGCTAGGTACTACTACGCACGTGATTTCTGCCGGTTTAGCGATATTCAATACGCATCGGCATTGTTACATTTGTTCTGCATAAATCATGCCGAGCAAATACATGTTTCACTACCCCTTACCCAATCCACCCATCGGCCCCGCCATCACCAGGGCTTCGACTTCGCTTTTCCTACTTGAAGGCCAGCCGGAAATTGGCGGGCTGCCCCTCCTCAATCAGCCAGACACAGCGGCTGACGGCCTCGCAGAAAAACGGGAGGTTCTGCAGCCGGGCATCGTCTTTCACTCCCAAGCGCCGGTACTGGCGCAGCACGGCGTCGATATCGATCAGCAGTTCCTGGCGCGCCCGCAGCCCGTCGATGTAGTTCGCCGGCAAGGGGAACAGGTCGGCGTGCGGCAGTTCGGCGTGGATGAAAAAGCGGTTGCCATCGATGGCGGAGGCCAGCGTGTGCCGGCCCTCCTGCAGTGCGCCCAGGTGCTGGACCAGGCGATCGGCGAAGCGCTCGAGGTCGATCATGGTTTCAGCGGGTAAACGGCGCGGTCACAGCTGGCCAGATCCTCACGGAACTGCCGCGCCTTGCGGTCACGCCAATGGGAATCCTTGCGTTCGACGGCCTGCAGGAAGCCGATCTGGTCGGTCAGCGCGGTGTGGCAATCCATGAACGGGGCGTGTGACAGCTGATTAGGCCAGGCGTCAGATCGACGCACCGCCTCGCGCTGGATTCGCTGCAGCGCCACGGTGTCGCCGGCCCGGCCGGCGCGGTTGATCTCGCCGCGGGAGTGATTCAGCCAGGCGAGCAGCTGCACCGCGTCATCGCGCGGCGTGGCGGCCACGGCCAAGGCGGACAGGACGAGAGCGAGGAAGGCAAGGACAGCTTTCATTTGGTGGCGGCCCAGTCACGCATGAACTGCAGCAGTATCTGGCGCTTCTTCTTGGGCAGTTGATCGAACAAGGCCAGCAGCTCCTTCTTGTCGTCGTCCAGGTCCTGGCCGGGCTCGGCCACGTGCACCACGGCCGACGCATAGGTCACGTCCATCTCCCCGCGGCCGGTGGTCAGCCATTCGAAGCTGATGCGCAGTGCCTGGGCCACAGAAGAGCAATTGGCTGTGGTGGGTTCGGTTTCACCCATCTCCCATTGACTGACGCTGGACTGCTTCACGCCCACTTCGTCCGCCAACCATTTCTGAGTGCGGCGCCGCGCCTTACGCGCTTCCTTGATGCGGAATCCAATAATCATCCCGGCATTTTATAAGCGTGCTTATATCCTAGAAAATTCGCATAGACTGTTGACATGAATATTCGCAGTGCTTATATTTCAGCCATCACAAACGCATAGGAGGCCGTCATGACCCCCATGAAGGAGGCGCGAAAGCGCTTGGGGCTGACACAGAACGATCTGGCTAAAGCTGTAGGTGCGTCACAAGCACATATCAGCAAGTTGGAAAACGGGACGGAACAAGTCTCACCGGATCTGGCAAAGCGGCTGGCTGTCGAGCTGGGGCTGGACGTGGTGAAGATCCTTTACCCGAACGAGAAGCATTAGGAAGCGCCGCACCCACGGGCTAGGTGGGCACGGCACGGTGGTGCAGGTACTACGGTGTGGCAACCACAGTATCGGCACCGGAAGAAATTCGTACAAGACGATTTTTTTGCGGAGCTATCACATGGAACAGTCGATCGACGTGTTCGAAGAGCTGCAACAGGCAGCGCACGCTTTCGGGGTGCCCAAGCTGGCAGGCCTGATGAAGGTGCACAAGGGCACCCTCTACAACAAGGTCTCGCTGAAAAAACCCAACGCACTCCATAAACCCACCCTGTCCGACTTCATCCAGATCCTGGATTACAGCCGGAACCTGCGCCCGCTCAAGGCGCTGAACAGCCTGTTCAACTGCGTCACCTACCAGTTGCCGGATATGAGCAACGTGTCCGACGAGGCACTGCTCGACCTGGTCAACCAGGTGCACGTCGAAGCCGGCGAAGCCCACCGCAGCATGGGCGATGCGCTGGACGACGGCGTCGTCACCCTCGACGAGTTCAAGACGGTTGAGCGCGATCTGCATGACTGGATCGCCGCCATCCTGGAACTGCGCTCGCGCTTCAAGGGGCTGGTGATCCATGCAGCTCAATAGCCCCATTCCCCCCTGTCTGGCCAAGCACGGCATTACTGGCGTGCGCGACAACCTGCAGCCCGGCCAAGCCGTAGGCGGGCTCGCCAAGGAACTGGTCCGCCTGTTCGGCGCGGAACTCGTGGAGGCCCTGCGATGCGACAAACCCGGAACCGCCAGCAACTCGGCCTCCCGCTCGAAGCCTCTGCCGGTGAGCTGACCGAGGAAGAACTGCGCGTGGCACACCGCCGCGCAGGACTGCAACTGCCGTTTGAGAAAGCCATGGACAACCCGGCGCTGGCGATCTGCCTGAGAAACAGCGCTTTGTCCCTGAAACGAGGAGTGACACGCAGATGAGCACTACCGACAACGTGATCGAGCTGATCACCCCCGGCCCGCAGCGCGGCCTGGCCCGTTTCCACATCGCCCTGGGCGATCCGGCCCTGATCTACGGCCACGCCGATATCGCCAGCATTACGTTCCGCCGCGAGAACGGCGAGCTGGCGCTGTACCACATGGCGCTGGGCATCACCGAGACCCGCCGCGTGGTGCTGCCGGGTGACGAAATCCAGCTGCAGGTGGACGGCAAGACGCTGCTGATCGTCGTGCGCGCCGCCTCCGCCACCCACGTGCTGGTGGACGCCGGCAAGGACCGTACCGCCGACATTGCCATGGTGCTGGCTGCCGCCACCGCCTGACCGCTTTTTAACCCCTGTGATCTGGGAGGACACATGGAACGTTATCTCACCCCGACGGAGCTGCAGCAGCTCCTCAACGCCGCGCGCCGGGTCAACGACCCGCTGGCGCAGCGCGACTACCACGTGATGGCTGCGCTCTCTCTGAGCGGCTGCCGCATCGGCGAATTCAGCCTGATCACCTTGGGCGATGCCTGGGACGCCCTGAAAACCGGCTACCTCTTCATCCCCCGCGAGAACCGCAAGGGCGGCAAGCGCGACCACAAGGTTTTCGTGACCCGTCCGTTGCGGCTGCACCTGGTGGCCCTGCTCAACATGAACGACAGCCAGCTGGCCAGCGAACCGCTGGTGCCGGGGCGCTTCGGCCAACCTTTGACGGTGCGCAACTACCAGCAGCGCGTCGCCCACTGGGCCAAGGAAGCCGGGTTGTCGATCAAGGTCACCCCCCACTTTTTCCGCCACACCCGGGCCATGAACATCATGCGCTCGAGCGAGGCGCACGACCCGCGCGGCATCGTCCAGAACGCGCTGGGCCACAACAGCATCGCCAGCACCGGCATCTACACCCAGCCGAGCCACGAGGACATCGAGAACACCCTGGAAGCGATCGACGGCCACGGCGGCCGCCGCACCACGATGGGCGCGCTGCGCAAGGGCTTTGAACGGAGGGCGGGGTGATGGAGATCGAGCAGAAAGATATTCCACTGATCGTGGTGGTCGGGCCGTATCGCTACGCGGTAGTCCAGTTGATCGGGACCCTGGCCAGCTGCCAAGGGACCGCTTGCCTTGTCATGAACAACTGCGAAACCCCGCAGGATGTCATCGACTACAGCTCCGACTATCCCCAGCGTTCGCTGCCTGACCTGATTGCCATCGCGGCCCAATCGCCCGCCATGGTTCAAGCCGCCGATAGCACCTTCGATACAGCTGGAATCGACCCGAGAAACATCGGGATCGTCACCCAGCAGTGGATCAACAGCTACCTTGATGCACGGGAGATGCCTCGATGAACTGCACATGCCTGCAAGACCTGGAAAAGCGGCTCGCCGCCAAGTTCAGCGAGGATCTGGGCGTCTCGGCCAAGGCGGAATGCCAGAACGAGGCCTTCATGCTGGAAGGCAACACCATGAAGCTCGCCCACGTCACGAACTACAAGATCACGGCCAGCGCCAAGGGCTTTGTGAAGGGCAAGACCGTCCCGGTGACGGCGAGCTACTGCCCCTTCTGCGGCAAGTCCGTGAAGACCCAGCCGGCAGAGAAGAAGGAGCAAGCCCATGGCTAAGCCCCGCAACCTCTGGCCCGACGCCATGGACGTGTGGCTCATCACCGGCGCCATGGCCACCGGCAAAACCCGCCTCGGCTCCACCTTGCTGGAAATCGCCCGTCAGCACGGCCTGTCCGCCGAAATGGTCGACGGCGTGCAGCAGGCAGGCCAAATCGACAGCTTGCTCAAGATGCGCACCAGCAGCCCGGACATGTTGATCGTGGTGGCCGATGCCGATGCCGGCCCGCTGCAGCTGCCCAAGCACCCTGTCCACGTGTTGCACCTCAACCCCGGCGACGCCGATCGGGTGGAGCAGCTGGCCGCCCAGGTGTGGGCACGCCGCCAGCCCTCCACCGTCGGCAAGGAGGCCCGCCATGCGTGACCCCAACACCCGGCTGCTGAAGCCAGACAACACCGACCGCCGCCCGCTCTCCGCGCTGGCCAGCCCGATCGACCCGCTGGCCCAGCAGAAGCTGAAGGCCCAGCAGCGCCGCACCGTCGCCATGCGCCGCGAACTCGAAGCGCGGCAAGAAGCCCGCCGCGGCGAACATTGAGGAGGAATCACGAAATGATCCTGACTGCACATGAAGTCAAACCCGGCCCGCACTGGGCCCGTGTCCACCCTGATGCCGAATGGTTCCTTCTCGACATCCAGCAACCCGACGGGCTGAGCTACGGCCTGGCCGAGGCGGAATTCGTCCCGGTATCCCGCCCCGGCACCCTTCCCAGTGGCCTGCTGACGGCGGATCACCCGCTGGCCAAGCACATCGCGGAGCAGTGTGACCGTCACCGCCGTGCCGAGGCAGCCCTGGCTGCCGCCGCGGACGATATTCAAAAGATTTGCGAGGCCTTCAAGACGAGGCCCATCGATATCGACACGGAATCCGACCGGATCGCCATCAGGTTCGATCCGGAAACCCGAATCTTGCGCGACGCCACCGCCGAGAAAGCCCGACAGCTACTGCCAGCATGGAACACGAGCGAACCTGTCGGCTTCGACTGTGGATTCGTTTATGTCGGCAGACCGGTACTTGGCGAAAAGATCGTCCTGGTCATCTACAGCCTGAAGCCAGAGGACGCCGAACCCGCCCCCACGCCGATTGCCGAGCCGCCGATCGAGCAACAAGAGGACGCCGACCATGCCACGGCTACGCCCCTCGGTCGAGACTGAGCTGGGCACCGAGATCCAGTGCGCCAAGTGCGGCGAGTTCTGGCCGGCAGAGAAGGATTTCTTCTACTTCCACAAAGGCCGGCCGCACTCCTGGTGCAAGGACTGCTACAGCAACGACCCAAAGATCATCGCCAAGAACCTGCGACACAAACAACTGGCCGCCGCCCGCTACGAGGCCAAGAAACAGAAGGATTCGAACCATGCAAACCATCCGAAACCCGCGTGAAATCCGCCGCCTTGCCGGTCTCAACCAGCTGCAATTCTGGAGCCGCATCGGCGTCACCCAGTCCGGCGGCAGCCGCTATGAGAGCGGCCGCGCCATGCCCAAACCGACCCAGGAACTGTTCCGCCTGGTCTACGTCGAGCGCGTCGACCTCAGCAAGATCAACAAGCAGGACATGGAGATCGTCGACTACCTGAAAGAGACCCACCCGGATCTGTACCAGTCTCTGAAGAAGGCCGTGAAGCCGATCAGCGAAACCCTGCAGCAAGGGGCCGAGGCATGACCCGAGTGCCCTACATGGCCTATGCCGACCACCACATCGTGGAGCGGCCGGTGTGCCAGCGCTGCCAGGGCACCGGCCAGCGCTGGAGCAACAGCCAGGAAGAAATGGTGAGCTGCGTGTCCTGCTGTGGCACCGGCTACGTGATCGCGTCGGCCTACCCGGCTGACGAGTTTGAGAGTGATGGGGGTGAACTGTGAGCAACTACCAATGTGAAGCGTGCGGCAAGTACAAAAAGGCCGACGTCAGCAAGATCGGCGTCGGCGACAAGGTCAACTTCGTCATTACGACCCAGCCGAGCAGCCAAACCATGCGCATCAGCAGCAAAGACGGCGAGGTAATGGAAGTCGACGGCGACGTCCTGACCATCAAGGTCAAGCGTGGCGGCACCTACAAACAGCGCCGGCAGGATGTCACTCCGGAAGGTGCTCCTGGAGCGCTGACCTATGCCATGTTTGGCCACTGCAACTGCGGCGAGGAGACCAAAGCATGAGCAACCTTGCCAAGCTGGCCACCGCAGTGCAGAACGCCTGCGCACGCACGGCCCGTGATTTCGGCGGCGTGATGGGCCCGACCATCGCTGATTCCATCCTGGCCGAGGATCTGACCTACCTGGTGGCGGCGCATGTGGGCGAAGTCAATGACGGCTTTGAGCGCGGCCTCGAAGCTGCCCGTGATGGTGTTCAAGAACTCTGGGCTGGCTTCGACGATTTAGCCTTTGAAGGGCAACCGGAGGAATGGAGCGAGAAGCTGTTTGCCCGCATCGCCTACTACCACGACAGCGGCGACCCCAGCGTTGGTATCCCCGCTCGCTCGGGCTGGTCTCTGGCTGATGATCAGTCCGGCACAGTGATCACCGAACTGGCGACGCTGGCCGTCCAGCCCGCCACACCCACTCCGGAACAGGCTCAACTGGGCCTCGATGTCCCCGATGCAGTCCTCAAAGACGCCGCTCGCTGGCAGATCATTAAACAACTCGCCTCTGAGAATGGTGGCCAAGCTCTGTCCATCCTGGTCATGTACTGCGGCCTGACGGAGTGCGACACAGCTGCCCTGGATGCGGCCATCGACAAGGTGATTGCCGAGAATGCCGCCGACCGGGCGGAAGGCCCCACCCCATGACCACCGCCCACATCCAGACCGTCTCCGGCCGCTACGTGGATCTGCTGCACCCCAACGCGGCCGACATCGAGATCCGTGACATCGCTCACCACCTCGCCCACCTGTGCCGCTTCGGCGGCGCCGTGCGCGAGTTCTACAGCGTGGCGGAGCACTCGCTGCGGGTGGCCCAGATCCTGCCGCCGGCGCTGCGCCTGGCCGGGCTGCTGCACGACGCCGCCGAGGCCTATGTAGGCGACGTGATCAGCCCGCTCAAGCGCAACCTGGCCAGCTACCAGTACGTCGAGGAGCTGGTGCACGACGCGGTGCGCAGCCGTTTCGGCCTCAAGCTGAGCGGGGCCGACCGCGCCACCGTGACCCGCGCCGACATCGTGCTGCTCGCTACCGAGCGGCGCGACCTGATGCCGGCGGACAGCACGGAATGGGCGGTGCTGGTGGGGGTGGCTCCCCTGCCGGAACGCATCCGCCCGATGCCGGCCGAGGCGGCCCGCGCCGCCTTCCTGCGCGCATTCGAGGAATTCGCCCAGCTCGATCTGCTGGGCGCGTAAACAACAACAAGGTGTGGCAATGGCACTGCAAATCCTGTCCCTTCTTCCGTTTTCCAGCGACCGCCGGGTCTACCGCTCGTTCGGCCACGCCATCGTCGCCGAGCCTGGGCTGGTGGCCGTGGCGCCGCTGTCGTCTCTGGACGGCTCGCTGCAGGGCATGGTGGACGGCTGCCCGGTCCCCTGGACCGAGGCCTGGGCGGTGATCGACACCCCCACTCGCTCCGAAGTGGACCTGGGCGGCATCGACTTCGCGCCGGCGGCGGTCAAGCGGCTGGCCGAGATGGACCGTGCCGGCTGGGCGCTGGGCGTTCTGCCAGAACTGAAGGCCGTGCTGTTCGGGCACGACTGCGGCCTCAAGGTGGCCATTGCTGCCGACTTGGTATTCAAGGGGGACCACCGCCATGTCTGATATCACAGACGACATCCTGGCCGAGCTGCTGCCGCGGGCGCTGACCGCCTCCGAGCTACTGCGGCGCCCCAGGCTGGCCCACGTGCCGGCGCACATCGTGCACGACGCGCTGGACGCCCTGGTCGACGTCGGCGTGCTGGTAGCGCTGCCGATCGAGCGAAACGACAGCGGCTACCTGGTCACTGGCATACCGCTGCCGGCGCCGGCCGACGAGCCCGCCATCCCCGCCTTCCTACTGAAGTAAGCGAGCGCAGCATGACACCAAACAACAACCCCGCCATGGGGGAATGGTTCGCTCGCCTCAAAAGCGAGATCGATCTGCACGACCTGGCCGATCGGCTGGGCATGGAACGCCAGGGACGCGACGGCAATTACTTCTCACCGTCCCGCAAGGAAAAGCACCCCTCGCTGTCGATCTACGTCAACCATGAAAAGCACGGCACCGGCTGGAAGGACCACACCGCCGACATCGGCGGCACGAGCATCGACCTGGTGATGTACGCCGGCCGTGCCAACGACCCGATGGACGCCGCCAATCTGCTGGCGGACTGGTACACCATCCCACGCCCCAGCCGGGAGAAGAGCGCGGTACCGGAGCGCAAGAGCACGGTGGAATACATCGCCGAGCGCTGTCTGAAGGACACCGAGCCGGCCGTGGCCTACCTGACCGGGCGCGGCATCGCCGAGCAGGTAGTCCACGATGCCATCCGCCGGCGTGCGATCGGCTGGAACACCTGGACCTCGACCAAGGTGGCCGAGGGCGAGCCAGGGTACGGCGGCCCGGCGGTCGCCTTCATCGTGCGCAGCCTGGCCGGCGCCAAGGTGGTGGCGGTGGATCTGCGCTACGCCGACCCGGCGCTGAACGGCGACGTGAAAACCCAATGCCAGGGCGAGAAGGTCGGCTTTTTCTGGACCTCCGACCTCGCCCGCCTGAAGCGGGCGCATACCGTCTACGTGGTGGAGAGCCCGATCAACGCCCTGTCGATCGAAACCGCCCTGCAGAACTATCCCGGCGTCGCCGTGGTGGCGATCCGCGGCGTGGCCAACACCAACCTCGACTGGAGCTGGGCGCGCGGCAAGAAAGTGATCGTGGCGCTCGATCACACCGACAAGCTGAACGAGAAAACCCGTACCCGCCCCGGCATGGAAGCGGCGTGGAAGGTGGCTGACGCACTGACCGCCAGCGATATCGCCAATCGCCTGGTGGACATGCTGGACTGGGAGGAAGGCGAGGACATCAACGATGTGCTGAAGGACCACGGTGCCGAGGAGCTGCGAATCCGGCTGAAAAAGCTGGACCAGTGGCTGATCCCGGGGCAGCCGTCGGTCGACGCCGATCGCCGTCACCAGCTCAATGGCCGCCAGCGCGTCTTCCTGCAGGGTCACGACCTGTCCGTCTACTGGCGCTACCAGGTACTGGACGACTTCACCCGGCACGTCGACGAGTTCAAGGACAGCAAGGACGACGACGGCAAGGTGAGCCGCAGCGAGGTCTACGGCGACTTGTGTTCCTTCCGCGTGGCCGGTCTGTCTCGCCTGCGGATTCAGTCGCACCTGTCGACCATCAACGGCATGCCGGACAACCAGCCGGAAACCGTGTTCGGCATCAGCTGCCAGCTGGCGCGCAACGGCCCCCACTTGCAGCGCGAGGTGGTGACCGGCGACAAGCTCTACAACCTGGAATGGTGGAAGGCCAAGTTCGGCCACATCTGGAACCCGGCCAAGTTCGCCCGCATGGTGAACATCCTGGAGCGTTCGGCCGATCTGGCGGCTCGTGATGTGGTGAACTTCGTCGGGCTCGCCTGGCGCGGCGAAGAGCTGGCCGCCCTCGAGGGCAACGATTGCTTTTTCGTCGAGCCGCAGAAGCAGTGCCTGTACAACAACATGAGCTTTCCGCGCGGTTCCACCCAGAACGCCCGCGCGGTAATCAATGCCTATCAGGCCACCTTCAAGGAAAACGCCGCTGCCATCGGCCTGGTATGGGGCCTGGGCGCGCACCTGAAGAACGTGCTGGGCTTCTACCCCCACTTCCAGATGCAGGCCGAGAAGGGGTCGGGCAAATCCAAGCTACTGGAGAGCATGCAGGCTACGCTAGCCTTCCAGGTGCTGTCCGGCCAGATGCTCAAGACCGACCACCGGCGCCGGGCGTCGGTGTCGTACACCACCCACCCAGTGGGCTGGGACGAATTCTCCAAGCTGCCGAAGTCCATCCTGTCCGACATCGACGGCCTGCTGCAGTCCACCTACCGCTTCGAATTCACCCGCGTTGGCGCCACCCTGACGCCCTACCTGATGTGCGCCCCGGTGCTGTTGGCCGGCGAGGAAGTGGACGTGGAGAGCCTGCAGTCGAAGATCTGCCGCACCACCCTGGCCATCGCCAAACAGGGCGCCATCATCCCGCACGAGCTGCCGCAGTTCCCTGTGTGGGAGTGGCTGCAGTTCCTGGCCGGCATCGATGCCGCCCGCATCCGTGACACCCACAAGCGCTACGTGGCGTTCTGCCAGCAGCGCGGCCGTGCCGGTGAAGGCGACGCCACCGCCAAGCGGATGATGGAGAACTACGCCGCGATCATGACCGCCTGGGCGCTGCTGACCGAGTTCGCCGGCATCGACATCGGCCAGGGCGACTTCATCGAAGACATCATCGCCGAGATGAACGCCCACATCGCCGACACCGACGGCACCCGCCTGCCGTGGGTGTGGATCATGGAGATCCTGCTGTCCGAGCTCGCCGCCCAGCGCTTCGAGCACCCCTATTGCTGGGACACCTTGGTGGTCGACGGTCGCGAGGAGGAATGCCTGTTCGTGCTGCCCTCGCACGTCATGGACCACATCAGCACGGCGCCGCACCTGCGCGCCAAGTTCGACCACCTCCCCGTCAAGACCGGCCGCATCTTCAAGCGCCAGCTGCTGCAGAGCGGCGTGGTGGTGGACGAGGACGTCGAGAAAACAGTCGGCCGCCGGCGCCAGGCGCACATGGTGGCCATCAGCGTGAGCAAGCTGGCCCAGCTGGGGCTGCATGCGGCGCCGGTGTTTGAGCGTGGATATTGATCAACATGGCCAAGGTTGGCCGAAGGGAGGAAGTCATGAGCATTGGATACTGGGACGTAATCGAGAATGAGACTGGGGACAAATTTGCATGCCAGAGGACTCCTATTTCTAGCGATAGCGAGTTTGAAACTACCGGATGGTTCACCAGCCATGAAGCTGCAGCCCGATGCTGTGATGAACTCAATTCGGAAGTAGAGGATGAGCTGGCAGCCCTTCCTGAGCACCTGCGCTAAACCCGGCCACTTCGCTTTTCTGAAAGAACATCACCATGCCACACCCCGCCACGCTTACCTTTGAGCAGTTCGCCGCCCTGACCCCGGCCGAGCGGCTGGACCACCTGAAGGGCTACCCCATCATCACCGAGAGCCAGGGCTTCCTGGACGGCACCAAGCGCGTGGGCGAAGCCGGCGCCGTCATCACCAAGCACCGCGCCCTGGTGCGTGGCATCCCGATCGGCGGCTGGTACACCACGCCGGCCGTCGCCATCGATGCCGCCCGCGACTTCCTGGAGGACTGGGACGGCGAGCTGTAGCCCCGCAGGCCCCAGACGACACCGCGCCCGAGAACGGCGCGGTTTTTTTGGGCCCGGGGCAGGCTTCCGCCATCGGGTAGCGCAGTATCAGAAAAAACCTGTGGATTTCGGCCCAATCCCAACCTAAGTCATTGATTTATGAGAAAACACAATCCACGGTTTGCCAAAAATTTCCACGGAATCACTTCCAATTTCCACGGCTTGCCCGTTTTTTTCCACCGGGCCATTTTCCGGCGCCGCCCCCTTCTCTTTCTCTTTTTCTTTAAAAAACAAGAAGAAAGAGAAAGAAAGCGGAGAAAAGAAGGGGTGAAGGGAATCCACGGGTTTGAGCCACTGCCTATTTTTTAAGCCACAGATTGTGAAGGCGTTCCACAGGTTTTCCGTGGGTCATAAATAGTGGCAAAGTATTGATTTGAATGGTATTTCCGATACCATCGACGGAAATCCACACGTCCACGGGTAAATTTGCCTGTGTCCCCCCGGAGATCGAAATGAACCGCTTGTTCGAAGAGTTCCTTCTCTTCAAAGCTGATAACGACGGGCTGGCCGATCGCAGCGTGCGGGCCTACCGCGACATCCTGGTGCGCTACGAGGCCTGGCTGGACGGCCGCGACCCCCTCGAGGTCAACGGCGACCAGCTGCTGGCCTTCTGCGGCCCCTACCTGCACAAGCAGCTGAAACTGGCGCCGGTGAGCCGCACCCCTTATGTGGCCTGCATCCACGAGCTCTACCGCTATCTGTCGGCCGTGCGCGGGCTGACCGGCCGCGATCCCTCCCAGGCCGTGCCCTACCCACGCAAGCCGGGCAAATTACCGCGGGTGGCGACGCTGGACACCGCCGAGCGCCTGATGTGGGCGCCGGACTTCAACACCTTCGAGGGCGTGCGCGATGCGGCCATGCTGGCGCTGCTGCTGGGCTGCGGCCTGCGCGTGAGCGGCCTCGCGGCACTCAACGAGGGGAACCTGACTACCCAGGTTGTCGACGGCGAGCCGCGCCTGGCGCTCAAGCCGATCGAGAAAGGCGGCAAGGAACGCCTGATCCCGGTTCCCCGCGAAGCCGATCTGCTGCTGCGCGTGTACATGGAGCACCCGGATCTGGAGGGAATCGACCGATCGACCCCGAGCGGCGACCGCGTGCTGTTCATCACCACCCGCAACCGCCGCTGCCCCGCTCACGAGTATTACGGCGAGCGCCGCCGCTTCTCCACGCGCGGGGTGTTCGCCATGATCCAGCGCCACGGCAAGGCGGCCGGCATCCCCGAGGAGCAGCTGAACCCCCATGCCCTGCGCCACCTGTTTGGCACCGAGCTGGCCGAGGGCGATATCGATCTGCTCGAGCGCCAGAACCTGATGGGCCACAAGGACCCGAAGTCGACCGCCATCTACACCCACCTGGCGTTCCGCAAGCTGACCAAGAGCGTTGACCAGGCCAACCCGCTGGCCAAGGTCACCACGCCAGTCAGCCAGCTGCTGGGGGAGATGAGCAGACAACCATCAGGACACGTCCGTGGTCGTCGTTGATTCTTACAAGCCATAGTGCAGGAATTAACTTGCAGGGTAGACACGCCGTCGAGAGGGACGTGCAGCGGTTTCGCAAAGTCACCTTCAGAACGGGCTAAATCAGAAATCAGACTGCACCTGTCTCCACTTCGCCTTCTGTCAAAAAGCGAAGTCACCCAACGACGGGACGGGCATCACAAGGGGGTAAACGGTATGGAAAAGCGAAGTGGTGTGATGGGAATTGCAAGGAGTGTCCCTGTCGGCCTCTCCGCCCCGCTAGGGGTGGGGGGTCGGCAAGGCCATCCGACCACCACCCGGCAGGGGGGTGGGTACCTGGATGTCTGCACCTCTTCTCAACTTCAGGTAGGGGCTTCCCAAAAAAATTTCGCGCGCGATCCGCGCTTGGATCATTTGCGCCTGATGGGCATGAACGCCACCTGGCAGCGCGTCGCCGCCGAGATAGGCATGGACGCCTTCCTGGCCATGTGGCGCATCCTGGACGCCGAGGAACAGTTTCAGCACCCGAAGGGGAACCTCGAGATCAACCTGCGCCGGTACAAGTCTTACCAGATGTTCCAGCGCAACCTATACATCAAACAACTGGCCAAGGCCGGGCTCAGCCCGAAGGAGATTCATTACCGCCTGGTCGAAGGACTATGTGAAAAACTCGAACCAAGTCGCATAAGCCACATCATCAATAACAAATAAAATCAGAACATGAATAAGAAAAAGACCGCGATCATCTACGCCCGGGTCAGTACCAGTCGCCAGGCCGATGAGGGCATTTCGATCGACAGCCAGATCGAGCAGGCCGAGAAGAAAGCCGCCGAGCTGGGCGCCACTGTTTTGCGAGTATTCCGCGACGATGGTATCTCCGGTCGAACAGCAAACCGGCCCGCCTTCCAGAACGCCATCCAGTTCTGCGAGGGATACGACATCGACTATTTCATCGTCTGGAATACCAGCCGCTTTGCCAGGAATAAACTCGACGCCGCCAGTCATAAAAAGCTGCTCGAGGGTGGCGGCACCAAGGTGGTTTATGTCGCGGTCAACATTGACAATGAAACCGACGAGGGTTGGTTCTCGGAATCGATCTTCGAGATCATGGACGAGCACTACAGCCGGCAAGTGTCCCGCGACACTCGACGCTCCATGCTCAAGAATGCCCGGGACGGTTTCTGGAACGGCGGCACGGTCCCATTCGGATACCAGGTGGTATCCGATGGCCAGCGGAGGCGCCTGCAGGTCCTTGAGCACGAGGCCATCCTGGTGCGGGAAATGTTCGACATGTTCTTTGCCGGATCTGGCTGCAAGCTGATCGCCATGAGCATGAACGAGCGAGGCCTGCTCTACCGTGGCCGAACCTGGACGAAAGGCCACATCACCAACCTGCTGAAAAACCCGGCGTATGCGGGCTATGTGGCATTCAACCGTCGGGACAAAAAAACCGGACGGGATAAACCGGAAAGCGAGTGGATCATGACCAAGTCACATGAGCCGATCGTGAGCGAAGCGGAATCGGAGCGGGTCCGGCACGAACTCAAGATGCGATCGCCTTCTGGCGAAGGTGGCAGCCCGCACAGCACCTTTGTGTTTACCGGCATTCTCCGGTGTGGTGAGTGTGGCGCCGCCATGCAGACTGAAAGCGCCAACGGCCGCAACAAGATCTATCACTACTACAACTGCAGCCGGTCGCAGAAAGGTGGTGGCTGTCGTCCCCGGCGAATCTCGGCTGGACAATTCGACTCCTGGATGATGGACACCATCATTCAACGCATCCTCTCCCCTGAGCGCATGCGTGAGGTCATTGCCGAAGTGCGCGAGCTCACCAACAACTGGCAGGAAGATCGTGATCGGCGGATCGCCGGCGTGATGCGACACATCAAGGAAGCCAACAAGCGCCGTCAGAATCTCTTCGACATCCTCGAGCTGCACGGTAAAGACGCACCCAACCTGGGCGATCTGACCGTGCGGCTGCGTGAGATCAACGCCAACATCAAGGCCCTGCAGGATGAGCTGGCCGTGATCGAGTCCGAGGAAATGCCCGAGGTCGACATATCGGAGAACCAGGTTCGGATCGCTACCGAAACGATGGTCAACATCTTGAGAGGCACTACGGACAACAAAAAGCTGAGATTGCTGATGGGCCAGTTTATTGACCGCATCGTGCTGAACAGCGCTGACGTTGAGATGGAATACCGACCCGAACGGATCGTTGGCACAAATGAAAAGTGCCGTGAACCTGTGGTTCACAGCACTGAATTCTGGCTCCCCGAGCAGGGCTCGAACCTGCGACCTGCGGATTAA